GTTGTTGTATTGCCCGTTTTCTTCATTTCTTTTCTTAGTTTTCGAATACACTCCATTGATAACAACGTTGTCAATGTTATTATTATATCATAAACTCGATTTTTGTCAATCTCAAAACAAAAAGGGCCCGTGAAAGTGGCGTTTTCGCCATTTTCACGGGCATCATTGTTTCATTGGTTTTCTATATCTCCACCGTGACCTCGCTGCCGTCCTTAAAGGTAACTGTCATTTCGCTTTCGGAGTGGACAGTCACCGAATCGACGGTGGCAAGCCAGAGTTTTTCATCAAACTCGGTAAGCAGCTTATCGTGGCATTTCATATTATCAAGAAAGCGTGTTATCTTCTCCCGCTTGGCGGTGCGCTCCAGCATTTTATCGTTGATGTCAGCAATGCCGGTTTGCGCGGCCTCGTAGCGTTCCATCAAAGCGGTATATCGCTGGTTGTACTCATTTTGGTCGAGAACGGTGCGGGCGTTTTCTTCCACGCTTTTTCGCATAAGTTCCATGACGATATCATATTCGCTTTTTAGCTCCGCTTGTCTTTTTTCAAGGGAGGAGGTATCGGTCAGCGTCAAAATCACAGCTTCATAATCCTGTAAAACCTCGTCCTTATTTTCAATGAGCTGATTGAACGCCTCCACAAAAGCTTTCTGCAGTGCGGTTTCATAGAGGTGCGGCGTGCTGCACTTTTTGCCTTTGTATTTATGGTTGCACTGCCAAACGGTGCGGCGATATTTGCTGGTGGAATGCCAGACCTTCGAGCCGTAAGTCCCTCCGCACTCGCCGCAGATAACTTTGCCGGAGAACGGGCTGTCGCTGGCTTTGTATCCCCGGTTGTCTTTGCGCTGGCTGAGTTCGTGCTGCACCATATCGAAGGTCTCCGGCGTGACGATAGCCGGATGACTGTTTTCTACATAATACTGTGGAACTTCGCCCTCGTTTACCTTCATCTTTTTTGTGAGAAAATCCACGCAGAATGTCTTTTGCAGAATCGCATCGCCCTTGTATTTCTCGTTTTGCAGAATACTGAGAACAGTGGTGGACTGCCAGACTGTTTTACGCGCTGGCGTCAGAATGCCTACCTCGGTCAGATGCTTTGCAATCCATGAAGGCGTTTTCCCTTCGAGGAACAGCCTGTAAATCATCCGGACAGTGACTGCCTCGGATTCCACAATCTTTGGCAGACCGTCCTCACCTTTTTCGTAACCGAGGAAGCGTTTGTATGGAAGGGTGACTTTGCCGTCCTGCATCCGCTTACGCTGCCCCCATGTAACGTTTTCTGAAATGGAGCGGCTTTCTTCCTGTGCCAGCGACGACATGATGGTGATGAGTAGCTCGCCCTTGCTGTCCAGCGTGTAGATATTTTCTTTCTCGAAATAAACCTCCACACCTTTTTCCTTTAGCTGCCGGACGGTGGTCAAACTGTCCACCGTGTTTCGGGCAAACCGGCTCACCGACTTTGTGATGATGAGGTTGATTTTGCCGTCCAGCGCATCCTGTACCATCTGCTTGAAGCCGTCCCGTTTGGCGGTGGAGGTCGCTGAGATACCCTCATCGGTGTAGACCTTCACGAATTCCCATTCATCGTTTGCCTGTATATGGCGGGTATAATGGTCAACCTGCGCCTCGTAGCTGGAAAGCTGCTCCTCGGTATCGGTGGAAACACGCGCATAGGCAGCCACACGCTTTCTCACATATTCCGTGCTAAACGGAACCAGTTGCAAATTTAACCTTGGCGGTATTACCGTAACCCGTGCCTGACTCATATGCGCTTCCTCCTGTTCCTATTAATTTCATGCATGCGCTGGCGGGAAGCCTCGCGCAATTCGGGCGTCATACGGTCACGGGCAATTTGCTTCATTTCCTCCGTCCAGCTATCGGCACGGGAACGATCGTGCCAGACCTGCTCCGTCAAATGCCCGTCGCGGAATACGAACACTAACTTGTTTGCTTCCGGTACCCGTATCCCGGCAATACGATCTGTAAACGTCTCAGCTTCAAAATCCATAAGCCCGAGAACTTCTGCGGTCACTGTATGGAGGATATCCTCGGGAATTTGCTTGGCGGGGCAGCAATCCTTGCCTTCTTGAAGGAAGGTGGAGCATTGCCAGTACGGTTTGTCCCCGGCGACCTTCCGTTTGTAGTTCTTTCCGCAACCTTCGCAGACGATTTTTCCGGTGAAAGGGTAGCTTTTGGGCGTTACCCCTTTTTTGTTCCCAAACCGGCTCCTGCGTCGCTCCATAATTTCCTGCGCCATCTCAAAGGTTTCCATATCGATGATGGCGGGATGTGTATCCTCAGCATAATACTGCGGAAGCCGCCCCTTATTCCAGACCTCCTTTTTCGCCAGGTGGTCAGCTACATATTTTTTCTGCAAAAGCGCGTTTCCGGTATATTTTTCATTCTTAATAATCGCCACCACACGCTCTGCGTTCCAAGTCCCGCCACGCAGGGCAGGTACGCCCATCTCACGCAACTTTCTGGCAATCAAGCTTCCACCCATACCGCCGATATAGTCCTCAAAAATCATCCGAACGATATCCGCCGTCTCCGGGTCAACTTCTACCTCGCCTTTTTCAATGCGGTAACCAAACATAAAACGCAGGCTGACCAGTTCGCCTTGGGCAAAGCGTTTTCTGATTCGCCATTTACAGTTTTCAGAAACTGAGCGGCTTTCCTCCTGTGCGTAAGAAGCGAGGATGGTGAGCATTAACTCGCCATCCCCGCTGAGAGAGTGAATATTCTCTTTTTCAAAGTAGACGTCGATACTGAGCAGCTTTAGCTCTCGAACGATTTCCAGCATGGTCACCGTATTACGCGCAAACCTTGCGATGGACTTGGTAATGACCATGTCGATTTCTCCGTTTCTACAGTCGTTTACCAACCGCTGAAACTCCGGTCTGTCATCCTTTGTACCGGTAAACGCTTCATCGGCATATACGCCGACATACTCCCATTCGCCGTGCCGCTGGATATAGTCGCTGTAATAACTGACCTGAGCGGACAATGAGTGGAGCATCGCATCTTTTCCGCTTGAAACGCGAGCATAAGCAGCCACGCGTTTTCGCCTTGGCATAGGCGGCGCTATGGGTTCGAGTTTCGTTATCACTCGCATAAAAAAACCTCCTTTCCGGGTGCTTGAATCGAATGATTCTGCATTACATTCATCACTCTGAAAGCCCGAAAAGTCAAGGGTTTTCCGATGGTAAAGCGCCGATTACAGGGCGATATTTTGCCTTGTAAATTGTATCAATTTTACGGTAGTCTTTCTCGCTGATCAGCCCCTTAGAGAGCATCAAACGCGTGATCGCCATCGCCGCGCCATAGTTTTTTTCGCGGTCGAATTGCTCGCCTGTCATAAGCGCACCGCCTCTTTGCCAGCCGGACTCCGGTCAAAACGATGGGAAGTATAGCAGGAGTGGCTGCAGTATTTACGGCTCGGATTGCCGTAGCTGATAAACTCCTTGCCGCAATAAGCACAGATCAGCCGGTGCGAGGCTTTCCGGTTCGGCTGGTGTCGGTTGCTATTCCACCAAGCATATCGGCACCGGTCACTGCAGAAGGTTCTGGTTTTTCCCTTTGCGAGCTGCACCAATCGATTGCCGCATTGTTTGCATGTTTCTTTGTTATCTTCGTTCCCCGTATCGTTGGAAGCGTTGCAGGCATTAATGGAATTCCTGCGGCAGAACGACTTAACCGTGTTCACCGAAAGGCTGAGCGTTTCAGCAATCTGTGAGTAAGTCGTCCCCTGAAGCCGCATATCCTGTATGCGCTGTTTTTGTTCGCCTGTCATGGCAATCACCTCCATGGGGATAAAAAGAGAGAGGATGGCTCATAAAGAACCGCCCTCCATGTATTATCCTTTCCGCATCATTTCTTAGGAATATTAAGTTTTTGGCCTATCGTGATGGTATCACTCGTAAGCCCGTTGAGCACCTTAATCTCTGGGTAGCGAGTACCGCTTCCGAGTTTTACAGCGGCAATGCCCCAAAGGGTATCGCCCTTTTTCACAGTATAGGTAAGGACGCCAGCGGTGGTCGAATCTCCGGAACTGCTGACAATTTTTAATACCTCGCGGTCTACCCATGTATTGATGCCCGCTTCCTCAGTGCCGCCAGACTTCTTGATTTTTTTACCGAGCAGTACACAAGGATTCTTGCCTTTGATGACGGTTTTGCCACCCGAAGTTATCTGTGTCACACGGTGGTAGTAATCAGAAATAACCCAGCCGGGGATTTCCTTGCTGCCGGGATAATACCGAACGGCATCGCTCTTGAATTCCACCAGCGCGCCTTCTTCAATTTCATTTGGTGCAGGTTCGGGTTCGGGCTCCGGGACAACGCCACCGCCACTGGCCAATGCCTGTTTGACAGCGGCACGGAAGGTGTCCATCGACTTGCCATGTTTGGGGAACCAATGCATGACATCAGCGTGATTGGACGCTATGCCCTCTTTGTAGCCCTCGCTATGGCAGATGATGTTGCTCTCATTCAGACCGTACATCCTGCAAAGATAGGCGCAGAGCGCCACCGCTTCCTGATAGACCTTATTGAAATAGGATGCATCCGTAAGGTTATCTTCACAAATCTCGAAAGAGATGTGCGTATTGTTGGCGGTTCCTCCGGCATGCCAGCCCCGGCGGTTCCAAGGCAATGTCTGGTAGATCGCTATGGTACCGTCCGCCAATTTGCCGATGAAGCCATGGACGCAGACCTGCCGTCCATCCGGCTTATCTTGATTCCAGTGATTATTATACTGGTTTTTGCCGAGCAACCCGTCGTCCGGCCCAACGTATCTTTTAAGGTTGGGGTTGTTCGCGCCGGTCGAGTGGATCATAATACCTTGGGGCGTGATGGTGCGTCCTGCCTTATAACAGGCATTGTTGACGAAAATGAGCTTGTGCAGATTCATCTTGTGCTCTCCTTCTTCTTCATTTCCCTCGTCGGGAGACAAAACACCGCCATTGCCGTAATCTCCGACAATGGCGGTGCCGTCGTAATAAAAAGCTAGAATTTGTATGCTGGAGATGCCTTGCTTAGCTGCCCACATCGCACCAATCTGACTAAGTCCAATGCCGTGGCTGGCCTTTGTGGGCTTTTCCGCATTGGCAGCGGCGTCCCATTCGTCGGTCTTATTCACATAGTAGGGATAGTGACGGCTCCATACATCGCCACTGCGCTTGGTCACGCCGCCGTTTGAGGCAGAATAGAAGCAGTCGATGATGGAGCCGTCATAGCAGAGTACCTGACCGCGCGTTTCCTCGACAGCCTGCCTGCTTCGTGGACTGCTTTTTAGCAGCGAGCAGCGGAAAGCTTGAAATGAGGTGGTATCATCCATCACGGTTCCTGCCAGCGCCCGCTTTGCTGCGAAGGTTCGAGCGGCAATAGCCTGCGCTTTTAGCGCCTCCATATGGGAGGACTCGTATATCTCGGCGGGCAAGACGCCGCAAAGATACTCCTCAATGTCCAGCGTAACCGGCCCTGCACCATAATGCGCAGTGTTCTCTGCGCGAGTCATTCGCAAGGATATCTTCATTTGTCATCCTCCTCGCAGCTGTGAAGTTGCGACAGTATGTCGCGTAGTTTTTCGGGAATAGGCAGGCCAATGTGCCCGGCGTTCTCCAACAGCGAGATTCCCTCATTACTCAGATAAAAGAAGATGACCGCTGTGCGCAGCGCACTGCCGTTACCAATGATCTGGCTGTCGATGAGATGGCCAATGCCAACCATCACGAAAATGAGCACTTTGCGAAATATCCCTTTAAATCCCACATTGCTCGACAAGCGCTTGTCTACAATGGCGCACATCACGCCGGTTAGGTAATCGACCACTACAAATGCGATGAGTGCGTAGAGGAGCCCATCCATCCCGCCTAGAAACCAGCCGAGAAAGCCCCCAGCGACAGCAAAAACACCTTGAATCCAGTTCCAAATTTCCTTCATTCTCAAAACCTCCTATTGATTTATTGCGTAAAAAAACGCCTGCCGTCATTCAGCAAGCGCTTATACCAAGGTAAAACCGTTATATTTGTTTGGGCATGTGTTCCCAGAGCCGCATATCCTCCTGTCCCAGCGACCAGATCGCCACACCCCGTAGCCCCCAGCGATAGGCTGCTTGATTCGCCCAATACACCATGCTGTCCACGTCCTGATAATAGACAATACAGAAGCCGTCCGCATCCCCAAAGAACAGCCGGGATATCCAGACATTGATATCCCTTGGAATTACAGCAGCGGTATAATTGCCACCACAAGCTACCCGGATTGCGTCCGAGTGATAGAAATCATAGTCCATGGAGATTTCTTCGCTGCGCGTGGATAGTTCCTCCACATCTGAGGAAAGCGTGAATACTTGAAACTCGTTGTCCCATGTTACGTCACTGCGGGCAATCCGGCCATAGGATTTGGTTGTGCCGTCCGGCATCCGCACATCAAACGCCTCATAGGGTTCGTATGTCCAGGCATCGCCCAGCCGCAATAATTCGCATTTGACTGGACCGTCCGATTGGAACCCGCAATACCCAGAGGTAGCTGAAACAGTAGCCGTAAAGCGCAGTGTATTGCTTGAACCGGAGTAAACCCGCACACGATTACCGCGTTTGCGCATTTCAATCAAATACATGCTGGGATTTATGCGGATGTTGGCATCGGAGGTGCGTGAATACTCGCCCTGCCAGCTCCCTAGCAGCGTACTGCCCTGATAGAGCTCCACACGCTGGCTGTCGATATTGATGCAGCAGAATAGGTTTCCTATGAAAACCCCAGCACGCCCGGCATCATTGGACGGGAACGCCAGCCTCGCCCGAAGGTGCACATCGGAAAAGCCGCTGTACTTCCATGCAAGCTGGCCGGAACCCTCAAGTTGGCAATAGGGCCGGTTAGATGTCCAATCATCGGGATCGCGCCACACCTGCCAACTGCCGGAAAGCGTCGTCCAATAAGAATCTTGAAGCGGCGGCTGATCGCGAAAGTCCTCATACCACGCCAATGCGCTGTCAGGCTTGCGCCGCAGCACCTCGGTGGTGAGCCGGAATCCTTCTGCCGGAGCGCGCATCTGGCCGTTGACATCCTTAAAGTAGCGCGGTTTGAGAGAATAGCTGGCGCTGCCCGCCGAACACTCCTGCGAAAAGCTGTTGCACACCCGAAAGCCGTAAAACACCGAACCGGGGACGCCGCCCGTGATGACGATGGTGTGTTGGCCCGCCGACAGCGTGCGCCCGGTGGCCAGCGCCCGCCAGTGGCTCTGCTTCCAGTAAGGCCACCACATCCGGTTTTCGTTGAAGGAAACCGCGCTGCCGTCCAGCGTCAGGTTGATGCCGTTTTTATCCCAGAAAGGAAAGCCGATGCGCACCGCCACATCATACACGCCGGTGGCCGGTACCGAGAAATTGTAGGTCGCCGTGCCATTGGCGGCGACAGCGGCGGTGGTATCGCCAATGATCATGTTGCCAGTGTAGCTGTCCGGCTTGCCGTCCCGGTCGATGTATATGGTGCCGAAGGAGCTGCTTTGTTCCTTGCCGTAACAGGTCAGATAACGGCGGCGGTTATAGGTGTCGCCTATGAGCGGACCAGTTCTCGAAACCGAATCTTGCCCCTCCATGTAGTCGTAGATGAAAGGCAATATATACGGCCCCTTATCATAATCGTCCCAATAGGAAACGAACGGGATGTACTGCTGCCGGGAGGCAAAGTTGTACCCGCCCTTCTGCCAAATCTCAGCGGCGTAGTAGGTGTTGGAGGTGCCGCGATACTGCTTCCCCTGATTGGCCGGAGTGTCGAAGATCTGCCACTCCCAGCCGTAGGCCGGAAAGCCCAAGTACACCTTGCTCGGGGTCATGACCTGCGTGGCGTAGTTGTAGATGCCCTCCAGCCAGCTTCGGGGCGACACCGGGCCGGGCGCGGAGCCCGCCCATGCCATACCGTAGCTCATGATGGCGGCGGTGTCGCAGTAGGGATTGAGGTCGGCGTACACGCACCAGTTCTCGCCACCCACCGAGCCCTGCACGCCGGTCATACCGGGTAGGCAGATGTTGACGAGCTTTGCGCGGTTGTAGGTTTTAACTGTGTTGTAGATATCCCGGAACAGTTCATTCGCCGCCTGCCGGTTTTCGTACCCGCCGCCTTGCTCGAGGTCGATGTCGACCCCGGCGCACCACGGGTACTTCTGTATGATGCGGGTGAGTTCCGAGAGGAACTTGGTCTTTGCGCCGTTCGTATTATTCCGAAGGGCTGCGAAAATGGAGGCATAGCCGTGGTTCATCACAGTCAGCATCCACTTAATGTGGGGCCACTTGTTGATGTAGGGCATCATATTGGCAATCGGGGTGCCGGTTTCGGTGATGGTCCCGGTGCTGTCCACCTCAAAGGTGAAAATACCCACCGTGTCGAGACGGTCGCCATATTTCTCAAATGCCTCGTACATCCGGGCATTCTGCATGAAGGCCCACACCATGCAGCGCTTGCCTTTCAGATAATTGCTCATGGCTTCGATTCTCCTTCCTGCATCTCCCGGAACTCAACGTACAGCCGGGCCGAGGTGCCTTGCTGCAGCTCCACCTTGTACTTGGAATCGTAGGCCGCCGCGTATTGAAAAAAGCCCCACTTAGGCGTAGGGCTTCCATTGCGCAAGCAGTGCCGCCCCGAGGCGAGCAGGGCGAACTCGTCGCCCGCATTGGCCGCCGAGCGGAAGGTGGCCTTGTGGGAGCCAGTTTCGGTGGCAAGGTGGATGCTTTCAGCGGCCATACTGTCCAAGGGATATAAATAATAGTCGAGGCCGGTGCTGGTTTGTCCGGGGACATTGAGCAGGATGGTAGCCCCGTGCCGGATGATCCCGTTGCGCCATATGACCGGACCGTGGGGGTCTCGGAGCATGGTAGAGGTGTGCGGGGTGTAACCGGTAAGCCGGTCGCCTTCTTGAAGCTGCAGGTCGGTATAGTAGATTGTGCCGGTGCAATCGCTGATCAACAGCCGGACGGTGATGCTCACCACACGCTTTTCTTCTTCGCGGAGCTTGATGGGCTCCACGAACCGGATGAAATTATCTACCATGGCACGTCACCTCCAAGACAAGAAAAAAAGACCACCGAAGCGGCCTTTTTGTACGATAGGTAATATTTAGTTGGTATCACTTTTAAGGTAATCAGTGATTATATCCTTAACCTCAGGCGATATCCTTGTATCATACTCACGGTTTTTGATGAGCTGATACAGATTATTGGCATAAACATCAAGTCCGCCAAAGGGGTCGTCGACCGTATTGAACATTCTTTGAAAATAGTTCTTCCCATAGTCCGGGTTGCTCTCATCATCTTCCGACCAGCGAAGAATGAAATCATAATTAATCTTATCGGATTTCTCAAGTCTGAACGGGATAATAAGCACCTCTTTTTCGAGGTTAATGTTTTCGCATGTAAAAATGTCATCCACAAGAATGAACCTTGCATCGCGGCTTAAACGCATGGGATGATATAAAGTGACCGCATCATCTTCAGTCACTAATTTTGTACCCTTTATCCTTTCATCAAGTTCGCACTCGACACCACCATTATTGATCCATTCAATCGTCCCATCCGCAGTTTGACCATATGTCTTTTGTAGAAATTTCGCAGCCATTTCTGTGTTGGAATTCGGTATCTGTAAATCTGTTTCAAGCAATACCTTGATATCTGTCTCAAAAAGTTTAGCGATTTTCCAGACAACATCAACACTTAATTTCTTGGCTGAGTTTTCTTTCGCTGTACGGGAAATATATCCCGCACTAATACCAAGAAGTTTTTCAAGGTCTCCTATACGGAGATCGCTCTTCTTCGCCATGTAGTTAATGTTGTTGACGAGAAAACTGTTATCGAACTCACCAAGGGAACTAAGATACTCATGGATAAAGTCGTTTTGGGTTTGCAGCAAATCGTCCCACCCACTGGAATCCTCATCGTGCATTAAGCTGCTAATTGCCGTTTGAATAACATCCTTAACCTGTATTGCTTTTATGAGCTCTTCAAAACTGCCTGGTTCAATCAGTGAATGAGCTTCTCCGTATAGCTCAAACTTATCTGCCATATATTCATCGAATTGCCGTGACATGCTCTGTCCTCCAGTCTTGATTTTATACCATCATTATACATATTGAACCGTTGAATGTCAATGGTTCAATAAAAAATAGACCCAAACTTTTTTTGAACCAAACCT